GCTAAAGGCACTTCTACCGTCCCTAAAAATACTATTGCCGTGGGCACTGAGCTACAGACAAAAGTAGGTAAATTTACCATGACCAATCAAGGGTGGATCGATGATACAAATAGACCTGTAACGGATCCTAATTTAATTGCTAACTTAAACCGTGCTGCTATCCAGGATCAAGATGACCAAACAGTTGATCCAACAAAACCAGCGGGTTCACAAGCGATTCCTACAGTCACATCTCCAAGTGGTCTACTAGGACCAGGCGGAAAACCCATACAGTATGACGCACAAGGGAACGCCATAGTATCATGAAATTATTTGAAATAAAAGGCCAAACTCCCAACTTCTTGCTAACAGAAAGCAAGAACACACATCTTGAGCATCTTGAAGACCTTATCTTTAATAGTGGCTACGCAGGTGCAGAAGAAGCACTTAACTACATTGATAGTCTACGTCACATGTTGGCAGAAGGCACAGGTACTACCACACAGCTAACAGTTAAATGGGACGGGTCGCCGGCTATCATCTGCGGCACAGATCCTGCAGACAGTAAGTTCTTTGTAGGCACTAAAGCAGTGTTCAGCAAAGGTGAACCCAAACTCTGTAAGACAGCAAAAAACATACAGGACTGGTATGGTGATCAACCTGAGCTGGCAGAAATTTTATTGTCAGCATTAAAATATCTCAGCAAATTAAACATTGGTGGAGTGGTGCAGGGTGATCTAATGTTCACCCCTGGCAAAGTAACCACAGTGTCAGTCAATGATGAAGACTGCTATGTGTTTACCCCCAATACTATTACCTATGCTGTGCCGGTCAACAGCCACCTAGGTCAACGTATCGCTGGTGCGCAACTAGGTATCATATTCCACACTACCTATTCAGGCGCAGACACAGTAGGTGAAATGACAGCTAGTTTTGGTGTAAACGTCACAGGATTCACACAGACTAAAGCTGTATGGTTTGATGACGCTACATATAAAGACTATACAGGTATCGCCAGCTTGACTCCTACAGAAGACGCTAAGATCAAAAAATATCTAGCCGCAACTGCCAAGACCATGCAGAAAATTGGTCCACAACGCTTTGACATCATCCTACAGGATAAAGAATTTGCTCGCATGATCAAACCTTTTATCAACAAGATGATACGTGCAGGTAGCCATGCAGTAGAACCTGTGCAGTTCTTACAGGATTTTATCAATCACTATAACGAACAAATGCTGAAAGATCTAGAAACACTCAGCGGTGGCCCACAAGGTCGTGCGGCACAGAATCGCTTGGCTAAGATTAAAGCTAAAGAACAGTGGATCGCTGACAATCAGAACAACCTAACAGGCATACTAGCCACCTACAAACGTGTGGTTGAGATGAAAGGCATGCTGTTACATAAACTACAACAGGTAGAAGGTATAGGCACATTCCAAAAAACCAACGATGGATACAAGGTAACTAGTCCAGAAGGCTTTGTAGCTATAGGACACAATGGTGGCGCTGTTAAACTAGTGGATCGTTTACAGTTCAGTAGAACCAATTTTTTATCAAAAGCATAAATAAAAGTATGCGCGAAAGCGTAAACAATTAAGGAGAAACATAAAATGGCAACAATCGCAAGAACAAACGGTGGTGCACGTAATCTTGGTACTGATGCAGGTAATATTTCAGTAACAGGCCGCACGCTTACACACTACACAGTAACATCAGCAGGTCTATTAACATATGGTAACGGTACAAACATCAACTACTTAGCAGCTGGTTCAGACTATGAAAAACTAGTTTTAGCTATTGAGCAAGTTGGTTCTATCGAACTATTAGGTCAACCACTAAGTGGCAACCTATTCCACGTAGCTTTATCAGGTGCAGCTCCAAGCCCATCAACAGGCGCTACATCACTACAAGCATACTGCAACACATACGTGAACGGTTCAGGTGTTTCAGGCGCTACAGTAGCAGCATTTGCTTACTAATCTAAACAGTTAGTTATCAAATCTAAAAACAGCACTTTTATAGTGCTGTTTTTTTATGGCTATAAATATCCATGTGGACACTCAACAATATCTCTATCAAGGTTTTACTCTAGTAGACATAACTCCAACAGGAGTTATCAGCTGGTCTCCTCAAAATGAGTTGAAACGTAATCAACAGCGCAACTGGGAAACAGTCCAACAGATCTTGAGCCTGCGCACACAGCCTACCATATTAGAAACTGGTAATTTTGTTGATGATGTTATCAAATATAACTTTGGTATAAAGTATCAAGGTGAACATAAGATCTGGACATTTACGTTTGGAGTTGACTATGCAGATATCTATCAGGAAGGTCCAGATAAATTTGGTCTAGTAAAATATGATTTTAAGATAACTCCGATAATCCTAGGGTTGACTGAAACCATCTTACCAGAGCTGGCAGTGTTTGAACCCAAAGGTCCATGGAATAACATATACTTTAAAAGTATCAAAATCTAGTTAAATATATTAGATGCTCATAGGCATTCATTAAGGCACATATTAAGGCACATTGTTAAGGCTCACTCAAAAATGGCATCGCTCACTAAGGAAGGCGAGATGGCCAAACCAACAGAAATTGAGAAACAGAATCTAGAAGCCCACGTTGAGATATGTGCTGTAAGGTACAGCAACTTGGAAACTAAACTAGAAAACTTAGAACATCGTATGGACAAACTTGAAGGCCACCTAGTGGAGATCAAGAACAGTCTTACCAGCAAAGTTGATGGACAGAATAAACAGACTGTCAGCATCATAGTCAGCATTTTTGGTGTAATCCTAGCGGGACTCATCGGATTTATCGGACACGCCCTCTTCAAGTAAGCTAAATACTTGCATGAAGATAGTTGAACTCACAAATAAAATACTATTACCTATTACCAACGAAGAGCAGGATCTGCTTGAACAGTTTGTAGACGATATCCCTATCGCAAAAAGTCAACTAGATGAGCGCGAACAACTATTGGCTCATAATCTCACAGTCAAGGATGTGTTGTTGCGCACCAACAATGATGGCAAAATCTACTACAAAAAACGCATCAACTAGTTTTGATGTTGAAAAAATCCAACGTTTTACCCAGGAAGAACTAGCTCGTCTAGCTGATAATCCCAGCGACCTACCTTTTTGCTATCAGCTGGGCACTGATGTGCTGGTAGGACACTATCGTGTAGTAAAAATCAATAATGACTGCTGGCGTGTGATGGAACGAACGCAACAGCTATTTGATTTTTTTAATCGTAAAGATGCTATCTACTACTGTATAGCCCTGCACAAACAACAAACACAGCTGGCCAAAGACATCCGTGACAGCGATAGTCTACTAAACAAATTAGAATTTGATGCGGCACTGTATCGTCTACGCTATAAAAAAGCACAGTCTATAGGTGATTCGTGGGGTGAAAATTTCTACTCTACACGCTATACAGAAACTATGAGTCGCATAGAACAGGTTAAAAAAGAAATTAAGAAAAACCTAAACTTGGCTAAATATATTAAACTGTAATTAGGAAATTAACCATGAAACTAGCAGAAATGTCCGTAAAATCAGCACGTAAGATCAATAAGTTACTAGAAAGCCGCTTTGGCTTCGCTATTAACTATAGCAATCTAACTGTTGAAAAAGCAGAAAAGCTCAGCGAAACTATCCAAGCTAATCTTGACAAGATTCGCCACAGCGTAAACCTGCACACAGCAGAACGTAATCCACGTTATATGGAATTACTAACTGTTAAAGAAGGTTTAACAGCTTGGCTTGACGAACGTCGTCAACAACTTGTTGAGGGTGAAGTAGGTAACGCAGAAGTGCTGTTAGCTGCTAAAGATATGGTAGACAGCGTCCAAGACGCTATCGAAAAAGTAGGTAAGATGCAGAACGAGCAACTACCACAACTACTTGATTCGATCCGTGATCAAATCGGCAGCGAACAAGCAGAAGCATTTAAAAACGCAGTGGGCACAACATTAGACACACTGATGCAAAACCTACAGTCAGCACGCGAAGGTGTTGACAATGGCGTTCGTGTATTATCAGGTGAACAAGTTGACAGCCCAATGGCATTACCTGGTGACACAGGCGCTGACCTAAGTGGTGGTGATGCAGGTTTACCTCCAGCACCAGGCAGTGATCTAGATCAAGACGAAACTGATGGTTTTGGTGCTACAGACGTCGCAGTAGGTGGCGCAGAAGAACTTGGCCGCGAACAACGTTAATCGTGCGCTTAGATGAGTTTATACACAGTCCAAAGAATACTCCAGAGTCTAATCTAACAACGGCTCTGGAACTTATTCGCCACAGATACAAAGATAAAAAACAACCTCCAAAGATTTCAACACAAAGTCTGATCAATTTGGTTTTAAACACAGATAAAACCTTTGATTACGATGCATTGGTTGCGGCTAACGAAAATAATCCAGCTCTTAAAAATCTGATCAAAAGCTACAATAAAGATTATATTGAATTACTGCCAGCCGGTGAAGATGCCGACACTGATGCGACAACTACCAACACTCCAGACGGTGAAGCAACACAAGCACCAGTGGACACAGTAGCAAACATGGCCAAACGTGCTGCCAAATCACGTGGCGCCGCAATTTAATCAAACTGATTGACCTAGTATTATAAATACTGTAGTATTTTAGTATACTATTGGAGTATTTGTATGGCTTATTCAGAACAGGTATTAGATCATTATGAGAACCCACGTAACGTGGGTAGTCTGGATAAAAATTCACCAGACGTAGGTACCGGTATGGTAGGTGCTCCTGCCTGCGGTGATGTAATGAAACTACAGATTGAGGTGCATGATGGCATTATCACAGACGCGAAATTCAAAACTTACGGTTGCGGAAGCGCGATTGCAAGCTCGAGTCTCGTTACTGAAATGCTTAAAGGCAAGACGCTTGACCAAGCAACAGAGATCAAGAACTCTAAGATTGCTGAAGAACTTGCTCTCCCACCGGTCAAGATACACTGCTCTGTTCTCGCCGAAGATGCGATTAAGAGTGCGATAGCAGATTATAGGAAAAAGAATGAAAAAGTCTCGCATTGAAAGTCCATGCATCAGCGTTTGCCGCTACGAGAATGAAGTCTGCGTAGGTTGTGGTCGCACTGTCGATGAAGTAGTGAATTGGTATGACATGACTGATGACGAAAAGCAAACAGTATTAAACAGGCTAGAAAAAGAGTCAGAGGGTTGGTTTAAATAATGGATATGATCACTCTCACCTCTACAGCCGCAAAGAAGATGCAGGATGCATTATATAATCGCGGTAAAGGTATCGGTATGCGTATTGGTGTTCGAACCAGTGGTTGTAGTGGATTTGCTTATCTATTAGAATTCGCCGACAAAACTTTTCCGGGAGATCTTGAAATAGAAGATCGTGGTGTTACCCTAGTAATCAACAAAAAAGACCTTGTGTATCTACAAGGCATGGAAATTGACTACGTTAAGAAAGGCCTAAACGAAGGCTTTGAATTCGCTAATCCCAACGAAAAAGCCCGTTGTGGTTGCGGAGAATCATTTACTGTTTAGTTTCGAAATATTCTAAAATTGGATTAATTATTTCTTTAGTTAATCTTTCTATAATAATATCTTTATTAAAAAATAAATCATGATTGTGTTGCAGTTTATCTTGGGTTAGTTTATCATAAGGTATGTTGTTATAATTTTTAATATTAGATATGATTTTTTCAAATCGAACATTAAAATCTAAATCAAGATCGTAACTTTCATCAAATAGGTTCTCATAGGTTTCAAACCCGTTACTCTGTAGATGTTGTAATATCTTAGGTTGTGCAACTAATATAAATGGATGATAAAACGCGATAGGTTTATAAGTTTTTTCTGATATAAACAGATAATCTAAATCTACACGAGTTTCGGCTACGATACTAAAACAGGTATCATTATACCAAGTCGGATTAAAATGGTTGTATCGAGATGAACTAGATGGATCATCACCTGGTAGAAATATACCCTTGTCAACATAGCTATAAATCAGGGATTCTGACATATTGAATAACTTGTCAAATAATAAATCTCTGTGGAATTTATGACTCCACAAAGGCATGAGTGCTAGTTTTTTATATGTTTTATTAGGAACATATTGGTGAGATCCGGTAGAGATATAATACAAAGATTCACTATACCAAAACCAATTGGTATTAGTTAAAAACATAGAATCGTCCAGCGGCATCAGATCCCCGCTATTCCATAACTGTTCTGTTACAATTTTATAATTTTGATCACGAAACTTATTAATCCAATTAGATCCTCCTGCTCCAAAAATTACAACGGTATTTGTTTTATCGAAAACAGGATTATCCTCAACAAATATAATATCAAAATAATTTTTTAAGACATTTACTATCCAGTAATTATTAAAACTATTCCAATTCTTATGAGACAATAATAAATTAATTTTTTTCATATTAACTATTTACTTGTGGATATCTATGCTATATAATATTAATATGCTTATTCAAAAATACAACTATACCCCCATCTCACGTGACACAGTAGAAGGTAAACGTTTATATACTTTGCCAGACGGATCGCGTGTTCCTAGTGTTACTACTATACTAGATCGAACTAAACCCCAAGAAAAGAAAGATGCCCTTGAAAATTGGCGTAA